AACCAATGACCGGCCCAACTGGACTTATCTTTGCTATGAAAGCAAGATATAACGATGACGTTGACGCTGATAGACTGAATACATCAGAAGCTTTACATAACGAAGCTAGAACTGATTACTCAGCATCTGCTCAAACAACATCAACTTCAGTAGGAAGCGACCACTCAGGAGACCCATTCAATGGTTCTTATGCGTCACAGACTTCTACAGGTATGTCTACAGCTTCAGCAGAATCACTAGGTGATGGTGCTGGAAACCATTTTGCTGAAATGGCATTCTCAATCGAGAAAGCTACAGTGACAGCAAAGTCAAGAGCACTAAAAGCGGAATATTCATTAGAACTTGCACAAGACCTTAAAGCAATCCACGGCCTTGATGCAGAATCAGAACTTGCAAATATATTATCATCAGAAATATTAGCAGAAATCAACAGAGAAGTTGTAAGAAGTGTTAACAACCAAGCTAAAACAGGTGCGTCAGCAACTGCAGTTGGTGGAACATTTAACTTAGACGTTGATGCTAACGGAAGATGGTCTGTAGAAAAGTTCAAAGGACTATTGTTCCAAATCGAAAGAGAATCAAATGTTATTGCTAAAGAAACAAGAAGGGGTAAAGGAAACTTTATTCTATGTTCTTCAGACGTAGCTTCAGCATTGTCAATGGCTGGTGTATTAGATTACGCACCTGCTCTTTCAACCAACTTAAACGTTGATGATACTGGTAATACTTTTGCTGGTGTATTAAACGGAAGAGTTAAAGTATACGTTGACCCATATGCTGGTTCAGACTACTTAACAGTTGGTTATAGAGGTTCAAACCCTTATGACGCTGGTTTATTCTATTGCCCTTACGTTCCATTACAAATGGTTCGTGCAGTTGGTGAGAATACGTTCCAACCAAAAATCGGTTTCAAAACTAGATATGGTATGGTGTCAAATCCTTTTGTCGGTGCTACACCTTCAGACGGACTTGCTTCAGCAGGAACAAACCAATACTACAGAAAATTTGCAGTGTCAAACATTCTGTAAGACGAAAGTCTCATTCCTTAATTGGAATACTAAAAAGGTCTCTTACGAGACCTTTTTTTTTGTTTAATGACTTCAATCGTTCAATGTCTAGGGAATACCCTATTCTTTACAGCGTGTCCTTCTAGTGAGGCCTTACCCCAATTTTATCTAGGTGCATAGCTCGGCACCATAAAGAAATTCGTTTACCACACTATTCCAATTCGTCAAAAATTTCAAGTGCTTCTCTGTTCGGTTTCTATCCACACCTCACGATTATATGCCACGTCTTAATTGACTTTAACAGTGTGGAACACCTTTTCTATACGGAACAACCTCTCACAACCAACTTACTTCCGTCTCGATTTCCTACCTTACTAGTATACCAAAAAGTGAGTGTTATTGTCAACCTAAATATAAGGTATCAATGATGATACAGACATAAACACACACACAGGAGGAAATTATGTCAAATGGAAAATCAGGTTATGAAATACGAGCCGACTTACTAAGTATGGCTCAGTCTATACTAATAGAAAACTTACAAAGGAAAAACGATGCGGTTTACACCCACAACGATAATCACCCTGATGATAAGAAACCATTACTTACTACATCAATCAATGCACAGGATATTATTGCCGTTGCATCTGAATTGAATGAGTTTGTTAATGAAAAATAACTATAAATAGTATTGTGGGGTGGAATTATTCACCCCCTTTAGAAGGAAAAACTATGACAGATTATGAAAGAACAGTGAAAGTTTTAGAAGGCCCTTGGTCAACTAAAGCGTTCCCTAATGGGGAAGAAACAACAGATGGTATAATACACAGAAAAATTACCACACTGTATGAAAAAGACGGATACCTTTGTGAAGAGGTAGTCACTAGAGAGTATAGAGGTAATGATTACTTCGACACTTCAACAAATAAGAGAGTTTTAAAACTAAATGACTGAAATTAACAAATCAATACTCAATAAGAATAACTTTAGATTACTAATTGATAAAGTTCCTACAGTGGAATACTACATTCAATCAGTAAATATTCCAGGCTTATCATTCACTGAAACAGTCAGTGCAGCTGGTGTTGGATTAGATGCATTTTTCCCAGGCGATAAAGTGTCATTTGAATCACTAAGTGTATCATTCTTAGTTGACGAAGATTTGTCTAACTTCAAAGAAATGTATGACTGGATGAACGCAATCGTTCCAGTGTCAGACCCAAGTGCATTTGCAAACTTTACTGGGACTGAAAAGACTGCAACAGGTCAATATAGTGATATCACTAATGACCTTGCACAGTATTCAGACATTACAATAGTAGTTAATACTAATAAAAACATACCAAATAAATTCTTCAGATTCCATGATGCATTCCCTATATCATTGAGTGGTATAGACCTACAAAGTGGTGCAGAAACAGAAGCCGTGGTTGCAACTGTAGAGTTTAGATTTACATATTACGATATAGAATCCACTTCCTAAAATACCATAAATATGGTATAATAGTATATTATGACATTAGATGAAATTAAGAGCCAGTGGGAAAAGGATTGTGAAATAGACGATATCGAACTTGATAAGTCTTCTTTAGAAATCCCTAAACTACATGCAAAATATCAAGACTTACTAACAAGTAAGATTCTTGTTATGAAACAATACCAATTCAAATACGATACACTATTAAAAAATAAATGGTTATGGTATAACGGAAAAATGTCAGAAGACCAAATAAAAGAACTTGGTTGGAATGATGACCCTTTAGACGGATTAAAGATTATGAAAAATGACTTACAATTATTCTATAATTCAGATACAGATATACAAGAACTCAATGCAAAAATTGAGTATTTAAAAGTCACAATAGATTATCTCAAAGAGTGTATGACTAACATTACTTGGAGACACCAAACGATTAAGAATACAATCGATTGGAGAAAATTCATGGCAGGTTCTTAATGAATTACGACAAACATGTTTGGATTGCAGAATCATTCTTTAATGAGACAGAAGTAAAAGAAATACTTGCAGTTGCTAGTAAACTAGAATGGCATGGTGGTAGAGTTGGTGGTAATAGTTTTGACCCTGATGGAGAAGAACAACAGGGTGGTGCAGAGGTTAGTGATATTAGAATGTCTCAAGTCAAGTGGATGGAAGAACACCACTTACCACAAAAATTTCATGAAAAACTTGCAACTGCAATACAATATGCAAGTGTAGAGAATCATTGGTTATGGGAATTTAGTCACTTTGAAAATTTTCAATTTACAAATTATACAAACAGACCACATTTAGGTGGTGGTGATTTCTATACTTGGCATACAGACAGTGGCCCAGTAGGAAACATACATTGTGAAAAAACTGGAATGGTGCGTAAGTTGAGTATAACTATTCAGTTATCCGACCCTGATGATTATGAGGGTGGGAGGTTCGAATGGTTAGAACCTGGCGGTTCTTTTGATAATTTAAGGTCTATAGATAATACAATTTATTTAGACAACATTAAGCAATCTGCACCATTCAGTGCAAAAACTAAAGGTAGTATTATCGTATTTCCTTCAGACGTTCATCACCAAGTCACACCAGTCACAAGGGGGACACGGGAATCACTAGTAGGGTGGTTATTGGGTTATCCTTTTAAATAAAATGGTTAAAGTTTCGAAGATAGATGATGTCTTTATGAAAGTCGATTGTGACGATGGTCTTGCAAGAGACTTATACGACTTTTTCTCATATACAGTTCCAAATGCAAAGTTCATGCCTTCATACCGAAATAAATTTTGGGACGGGAAGGTAAGATTATTTTCTTTAAAAACTAAAAAGATATACATAGGATTACTTCCATATGTAGATGAATTTTGTAGAGAACGTGGATTTGAGTTTGGTGGTATTGAAGATGTTATAGGGGAAAAAACTACAGAGAAGTGTAGTCAAGAATGGTTAGCTGATTTAAAACTTCCTTTTGAACCTAGAGATTATCAAATAGAAGCCTTCAATGAAACTATAAAATATGGAAGACAATTACTATTGTCTCCAACTGCAAGTGGTAAGTCATTAATCATATACTTACTTGCACGATACTATGATAAGAAAACTATTGTTATAGTTCCAACCACTTCTCTTGTGGAACAGTTAACCAAAGACTTTGTAGATTATGGTTATACAGAACCAGTCTGTAAAATATACCACGGACAAGAAGTTTTTGATTCACCTATTACAGTCACCACATGGCAATCATTCGCAAAAGCTCCAAAGGAGGTGCTAGAGTCTTTTGATGTTGTCATTGGTGACGAAGCACACTTATTCAAAGCACAAACACTTAAAGGTATCTTGGAGAAGATGAAGACCACTGCAATTCGTATTGGAACTACAGGAACTTTGGACGGGTCAGAGGTTCATAGACTTCAATTAGAAGGTTTGTTCGGCCCAGTCAAAAAGGTCATAACTTCAAAAGAACTCATGGATTCGGGAACAATTGCAAATTTGAAAATTGATTGTGTCATACTTCGTCATACAAAACAGAAAAAAATGTCATACCAAGATGAAATGGATTACTTGGTAAGTTGTGATAGTAGGAACCAATTTATAACCAATCTTGTTGGTTCTCTGAGAGGTAATACACTCGTGTTATTTCAATACATAGAAAAACATGGACAACCATTATGGGAAATGTTCAATCCTATGGTTAGTAGAATGAATGGAACTTTACATTATGTTCATGGTGGAACCGACACGGAAGATAGAGAAACAGTTAGAGAGATAGTCGACAATCCAAGGAAGAAAAAAAATAATGTCATACTAGCATCATACGGAACTTTTTCTACAGGAATTAATATTAAAAAAATCGACAACGTTGTGTTTGCAAGTCCCTCTAAATCTAGAATAAGAAACTTGCAGTCAATTGGTAGAGGTCTAAGAAAGACCACTGGGAAGACTGAGATGAGATTATTTGATATTGCAGATGATTTGCAATGTGATAACTACACTCTCAACCACCTTAAAGAACGTATAAATATATACAACGAGGAGAACTTTTCCTACAACATACAACAATTTGATTTAAAATGACAAGACCTTCAGACTTAATTAAAGAACAGAAATACGAAGTTATAAAACTTAAAACTGGTGCTGAGTTTGTGGGAATGGTAAGAGACTCTGCTGAAGGTATAGAAATCACACTACCTATGATATGTCATTTATCAGTTCAACAACCAGTCAATTCAACACTTGCAACCTTCTATCCTTATGCACCCATGAGTGAAGACCCTATTGTCAAAATTCCTTTTGACCAAGTCTTGCATAGAAGTAGTATGAATCAACAGTTTATTCCCTTTTATGATGAAGCCTCTGCAAACTGGTTAAAAATGGTAGAATCTAAATCTATCCCATTAACAAATGATTTAAAGAAAATTAGTAAAGATTATATGAAAAAGGCAGTTGACTCTATTTTAGAGAATGTATCTGAAGAAGATTTATTTGATGAATACTTTGAAGAAATTGTTGAGAGTGATTTTGAATCCTCAATAAAACCAATCGACCCCAAGAAAATTCATTAGACTTTTAGTTTGTCTAAATAAATGCGTATAATTTAGATTTATATCGCATTATACAAAATACTTATAACTTAATTTTAGGAAAACCATGACCACAGCAACTTTATTTGCGAAGAGCATGGTGCGAAAAGCTAGAGAAATTAACCATGCAAGTCGAAAGACTAAAAAGAGCATTGTTGAAACTATCGAATTTCTAGTGCTGATGACTCTTCCATTTTTACTACCATTCATCATAATGTTTTATGCATCATCGATGAGAATGTTTTAATGAAACACAAACTTAGAGACACTTTGGAGATAAGCACACTTGTGGCTGTCTTCTTAGTGTCTGTAATATCAATAACAGGAATATAATAATGAGAGAATTAGGAATGACATTAATCGGTTGTTTAGTAATAGCAACCTTCTTTACACTTAAAGTATACCCAAACTTAGAATACAGTGGATATAGTAGTAATACTTCATGCACTGGTCAGTGTTATGTTGACTATGTTGCATTGAACGGAACAAGTGTAGACATACTCAAAGCAAAACAAGCTCTTGCAAACTTAGATGAGTTCAGTGATATCAGAAGTCTATGGAGTGGTTGTGCCGCATGTCATGGTGCAGAAGGTCAAGGTATGGCAGTCTTCCCAAAACTTGCTGGTCAAAGTTCAGATTACATAGTTGACAGACTTAACACTTATAAGAATAGAGGTGAGGTCGGTGCAATGAGTTCCACGATGTGGTCTCAAGCAGGAATGTTAACTGATGCACAAATTAATATGATTGGTAAGTTTATAGAGGTAGAACTAAAGTGAAAGAAGAGAAAATCTTACAATACGTAAATCTCTCTCCTGATGTGTCCGTTTTAGATAAGATAGAAGAAGTTCACCCAATGAAACAGATTGCAGTGATGTCAGTCGTGCAAGTCCTCGTTTTCGGTTTTATGTTGTTGTCCTTTTGGACAATAAACCAGTTCATATGAAACACTATATAGTATATACAGTTTTAGGTTGGTGTATGTTTGAACTTGCCGTTGGTGATATCGATAGAATGAGTCGTGCAATCAATAATCCTGTAAAGAGTAGAGTTATAACTTACACTTAATCCCTTATTAGTATATTCCAACGCAGCAACATATTTATTTTATCATACTTTTCCCATTTGTCTAGTGGGTTTTGGTAAATAAATTAAAAAAATAAATACTTAAAACCCTCTTACAAAATAACGTATTTGGTGTATAATAGATACATGACTACTAAAAAAGACCCCAAAAAGGCAGAGCATTACGTAAACAATAAAGAGTTTACAGCTGCAGTCTCCGAGTTTAACATTGCATGTAAACTTGCAGAAGAGAAAGGTAAGTCTAAACCTCAAATGACAGAATACATTGGTGAATGTATCTATAAGATTGCGACTCGATTATCGACTCGTCCTAATTTTATCAACTACACATACAGAGATGAAATGATATGTGATGCAATTGAAAATTGTATTCAGTATATCGGAAATTTCAACCCCGAGAAATCAACTAACGCATTTGCATACATAACACAAATTTGTTATTATGCATTCCTCAGAAGAATCCAAAAGGAGAAAAAACAAGTCTTCATTAAACAACAAGCAACAGACGCTGCTGGAATGATAACAAGTGCATTCGATACAATCGATGGAATACATGACCCAACCTTGACCAACACCAATGTGGAATGGATGCAAGAAAATATGAATAGGGTCGAATACGAACCACGTAAGTCAAGAACAAAAAAAGTAAAAAAATCAACTAACTTAGAAAAATTCACTGAATGAAAATAGCGTTGCTAAATGATACCCATTGTGGTGTCCGTGGTGACATGGAAGCCATGTCAGACTATCAAGGAAGATTTTATAATGAAGTCTTCTTTCCATACTTAGATGAAAATGATATAAATCATATCATTCACCTAGGTGATTACTTTGATAGAAGAAAGTATATAAACTTCTCCTCTATGAAAGCAAATATCAAACACTTCATTGACCCTATGAATGAGAGAGGTATTACTATGGATTTAATCCTAGGTAATCATGATACTTATTATAAGAATACAAATGAGGTGAATGCACCCGAACTTCTTTTATACAATCAACCAAATGTAAATGTTATTGTAGAACATGAAGTTAAAGAGTATGACGGATTTAACATTGCATTGTCTCCATGGATTAATCCCGAGAACTATGCAGATGCAGTTGACTTTTTAATGAGTGCAAATGCAAGTTGGTGTATGGGACACTTCGAATTTGAAGGTGCATTAATGATGCCAGGCATGACGTGTCAACACGGACTAGACCATTCTTATGTAAAAAGATTTGAAACAGTTTTGAGTGGTCATTTCCACCAAAAATCTGAATTTGCAAATATCAGATATCTTGGGTCTCAAATGCAATTTACATGGTCAGACTATGGAGATAACAAATACTTTCATATCTTTGATACTGATACACAAGAACTTACCCCAATTTTAAATCCAATTACTATGTTCGAAAAGTCATTCTATGATGACGAAAAAGAAACATTCGAAACAATTTCAAATCAAGACTATTCAAAATACACTGGAAAGTTTGTAAAAGTTATAGTAGTGAACAAAGAAAATCCATATTGGTTTGATACATTCTTAGATAAACTACATGCAAGTAATCCATTACATGTTGCAGTAGTGGACGACAACAAACACATGGATTTCTATGGTGACGATGATATAGAAGATATCGAAGACACTTTAACTATATTAAACAACTATATTGACGGGTTAGAAATACAAGGAAAGAAAAAACCACTTTCAGAACTCATGTCGTCACTATACAATGAGGCTTTAGACGAACATAACTATCTATGATAAATTTTAAGAAAGTAAGATATAAGAACTTACTATCCAGTGGAAATAAATTTACTGAAATACAATTAGACCAACACCAAACAACACTTATCTTAGGTGATAATGGTGCTGGTAAATCTACATTACTTGATGCATTATGTTTCGGTATGTATGGAAAGGGATTCAGAAACCTCAAAAAAGACCTTCTAATCAACTCTATCAATGGTGGAAACCTTTGGGTTGAGGTGGAGTTTTCTATTGGTAAAAAAGAATATAAGGTCATTAGGGGTGCAAAACCAAACAAATTCGAACTCTATGTTAATGACGTATTCGTCAATCAAGACGCAACAGTCAGAGACTATCAAGAACACTTAGAAAAGAACATACTCAAAATGAGTTATCGTTCCTTTACTCAAGTTGCAATCCTCGGGTCAGCAAACTTTACTCCTTTCATGCAATTAAAGGCAACTGAAAGACGTAAACTCGTGGAAGACCTTTTGGATATATCAATCTTTTCTACAATGGGTGATATCCTTAAGAAAAAGATTTCTAACCATACTGTTGAGGTTAGAGAGAATAATCATGAAATCGACTTACTTGAAGAAAGAATTAACGGACTGAATGAACAACTTAATGCACTTCGTGAAAATCGTGAATCGAAAATCCTAAAATATGAATCTACTGTTGATGAAACTCAAGAGAATATTAATAACCTTTTAGGAGACATAGATGAAAAGACGAAAAATGTGGTGGAGAAAACAACCAGTATCAGTGATAAAGATTCGAAAGAAACTAGACTCAAACAAGTTGTCGACATGGAAGCTGGACTTGAAAATGCTAGAAAGAAAGCACTTAAAGACATTGAGTTCTATGAAAACAATGACGATTGTCCAACATGCAAACAGGGATTAGACCATGAACATAAGAAGAAGCACATTGAGGAGAAACAGACTAAAATCTCAGAAATCAAGGAGGCGATTGCAACACTTGATGAACAAGTCGAAGACCTTAATACCCGAATCCAAGAAATCAACGGAATCCAAGACCAAATAACTAAAGTTCAAAAGGAAGTTGGTATTCTACAAACAGAAGTTGTATCCAATCAGAAGTTTGTCCAAAAGATTCAAAAAGAAATAGAAGAACTTAAAAAAGAAGGACAGGGTAATGGAGATGTTCAGAGTAGAATAGACGACAGTGAAGACAAACTAAACATTCTACATGCAAAGAAAGAGTCATTAGTTGACCAACAACACTACTATGAAATTGCACAAGTGTTATTACGTGACCAAGGTGTAAGACAGAAGATTATCAAACAGTATGTTCCAATCATGAATAAACTAATTAACAAGTATCTTGCACAATTAGAATTCTATGTTGGGTTTGAACTTAATGAAAAGTTTGAAGAAACAATCAAGTCAAGATTCAGAGACGTATTCAAATACGATAACTTCTCTCAAGGTGAGAAGATGAGAATTGACCTTGCACTATTATTCACATGGAGAAGTGTTGCAAGAATGAAGAACAGTGTTAACACTAACCTATTGATATTAGACGAAGTTTTTGATTCGTCATTGGACACACAAGGAACAGACGATTTCTTAAAACTATTAAACAGCTTGACAGAAAAGACGAATGCATTTATCATATCTCATAAAGGAGAAGCACTATATGATAAATTTAATGACGTTATTAGGTTTGAGAAACACAAAAACTTCTCGAGAATTGCAGAATAATATAAATAGTAATATGAAATCATTCTCAGAAGTCACTAATCCAATAGAAGAAGTCAAACTAGACTTACCTAAGTATACACCTACACTTAGTGAGGGAACAGACGCCTCAACAAAGTTCGAAGGTGTGATAGTTGCATGTCTTCAAAATGCAAAATTACCAAAGGATAAATTCATAGAGAAAATGACCAAAGACGAGTATGTCACTGGTTTTCTTAAAACACCAAACAAACTATTTGCAACACATAAAGTAAAGACAACAGAAGAGAAAATGGATATTCTGTATGACTTTGCACAAGTGTGTAATGCAAAACTTCCAAGTGGTAAACACGACGCAGGTGCTGGTCAAAGTAAAAAAGGATTAAGTGCATTTTGGAAAGATACCACTGGTAAAGGTGTTGACACCTCAAAGGCAGATATTTTAATTGGTGGAAAACCTTCTTCAGTCAAAGGCCCAAAGGCACAATTAATGTCGGGTAAAAAGGCAGAGTCAAAGGCAACTGTATTGGCTGCATTAGAAATGGTTAAGACAAGTGAAGACTTAAAAAGTCAATTGATAGAAGCTGTTGATGTTTTTGTGGATAACACTAGAACAGTTGGTGCTAAAGTTAATGCTGGTAATCTTAAAAAAATGACACCCGAACAAGCAATCGAAAGTGGTAATTCAGAAGCTAAAAAGATTGTTGAAAAACAGGAAAAACTCAAAGGTGATATCAATAAATTATTTGCAAAGGCATTTAATAATCCCGAAGTTGGTGGTGCATTTGCATTTGAAGCTATGACAGGTTATGAAAAGTTCGGTGGTAATGCAATGAAACAGGGAAGTGGTGACACTAGTGGTATTGCAACACATATGGTTATTTGGGATTATAGAATGGACAGAATCAAACAAATACCAATTGATAAATCTTTTGCATCTGCAACTGCAAAGAAAATGACAATGCGTGCAGATTTAAAATCCAACTCATATAAAAAAGGTGGAGAAAAGGCGGGTTATAATTTTTATCAAGCAATTAGAGTATCAGCAGATGCACTATTAGACAGACATGGTGAACTCAAAAAATCTGCGAATGAACAAGTCGAACAAGTAAAGAATCAATTAAACGAAGGTGTAATCTCAGAGAACAAATTCGTAGACAAACTCAAAGACATATGGAACTGGATAAAAGGTAAACTAACTGCATTGTGGAATTGGTTTATAAATAAAATTACAGAGTTAGTAGAGAGTGCTAAAAAACTTATTACTCAATCTATATCAGAGTCAATGAAGGTTTTTGAAGTAGATGTAAATGTGAAAGTAAATACCGAGGTAAACTTTAAATAATGTTAGAATTGATAGAAGAGGCCTCAAAGGTCTTACGAACACCACCACCCGAATTTGATTTCGAGAACCCACCCGAAGACCCCGAAGAGATAGAATTCAACATGGCAGCTGCTATGGAACAATTTGGTGGTATAGGATTATCTGCAAATCAAGTTGGATTGAACTACAGAATTTTTGTAATGAAAACTGCAGATAGTGGAACTAAAGCATTTTTTAATCCCGAGATTACTAAAGCATCTCAAGAAACTGATTTAATGAAAGAGGGTTGTCTATCCTTCCCCGACATTTATCTAATGATAAAAAGGTCAAAAGAGATAGAACTTAAATATCAAGATGCACAGGGTGAAGAACACATAATACACTTAACTGGTTTAGGTGCAAGGTGTGTTCAACATGAATGTGACCATTTAAATGGAATACTATTCCTACAACGTGCATCTAGACTTAAACTGGAACGTGCATTAAAATCACGACCAAAAGAGAGAAAAAAGAGAATTGATTATGAAACAAGAATTGCATACGCAAGAGCAATACAAGAACGAGAAGGTCTTACTACTTCCGAATCTGATAACGGAGAAGGAATCGAAAGAACTGATTCTGTATCTGAAGAAACACTCGCATCTTAAAACAGTCGGAGACGGGTCAGATTACACTGCAATAAACATATTGCATATTCACACTCAATGGGTTCGAGATATCTTTAATAGACTATCTTTTGACGTTATTGGTGAGATATACAAAAATACAGGTGAAAGAGTATATCCCGAAATGGTTGCACTTAATGAGTGGGATATAGGTGGTGTTCAAGAACCACATACAGATGAATTATCTGATGTCGATTTAAGAAACGATAACGTTAAAAAGGACGGACTAAGTAGAGAATGGACTGTCATTCTTTATATAAATGGTC